CTAATGCTCCAAATCCAAGGGTTCCTACTGAACCTCCAATAAGTGGTCCTAATTCACTAATTTTTTGTTCTATAGATTTTGTTTCATCTAGCATAATTGATGCTGCCATAGCGCTATCAATCGCTGCAAATAATAGACTAGTTCCAGGAATTCCTTTTAATGCAGTTAATCTAGGAAATTTACTCCACCATTTACTCTTATTTAATTTTTTAATTTCGGCTTCACTTAGTACGTTTGTTGTAGCTTTTCCATCTACGCCTTGAAAGGCTAATTTACCACTATTAGATCTAACAACATTTTTACCGTCTACTTTGCCAATTACATTTGATGGAGGTGGTGCAGCTGTCGTTGTGGCACCAGTTCGAGCGCCACTGTTTCTACCTCTTCGTACTGCCTGTACGGCTTTTGTTGCGCCTATAGCTAAAGCTGTTGTTACTCCGGCAGCTGCACCTATGTCTTCAGTAGTTAAATCTCCATCAGTGAAATCGCCATTCAGTGCTTTGTATGCAGCAACAAGAGCAATACCGGCTGCCATAGTTCTAAATTTTGCTAGTCTTTTAATAACTCTAAATATAGGACCTCTAAAGAAAAATGCAAAAGCGCCTAAAACACCGGCCGCTTCTCCCATATTTTCTTGAAATTTTTCACTATCAGTACCTTCTTCAATTAGTCCTGTTAATCCTTCTAATCCATCACCAACTCCAGTTTGCACACGAGATAAAACCTCGGAAGCAGCTGGCAAGTTAGTAGCAAAATCTCTTAATTTTTCGCCTATTGAACCAAACCTTTCCGCAAACGCTGCTCCTTGTTCACTTTCAGCCCAATTCTTAATGCCTTGCCTAGCTTCCTCAACTTTTGTTAAAATTGCATTACCTAGATTTTCAGCCTGTTTTATATTTTCTTCTGTTGCTAATCCACCTACAGCTGCGCCTATTAAGCCAAACTTTTTACCTAAAAGCAAGCCAAATGTACCACCTAGTGTAGCTCTTTCAGCAGCAGCACCTAATTCAGCTGATCCGGTTTTGCTGTTAACCCATTTACCGATATCGTCAGCAAAGGCCGTAGCCAATGCAGCGGGTAAACCTCTTTTAAGTAATCCTTTTGCTAATCCTAAACTTAAATCTTTTAATGCAGCACCAGTTAAAAGCGCAGTAGGTAATGAAAATCCACTTCCACTTTTGCCAGCGTCTGATGAGCTACTACTATTATTATTACTAGTCTTAGCAGATACTATTTGTGCTTTTCTTTCTCTTTCAGCTTCGAGGTCATCTCCCCTTTTCTGTTCCATAGAACGAATAAAGCGATCTAGGCTATTACTAGAACGATTAGTATTATCTACTACTGCAGCAAGCGTTTGATTAATATCAGCTAAAGTTGTCATTGTTGTGCAAGTCTTTCGTTTTGCTCTTTAATGTGATCGTTAAGTAGTATAATATAAATGTCCCTCTCCCAGGGTATCATAGTTTCTAAATCGTTCAATGAATAATTAAAATGTTGCATCATTGTAAAATTAGTGCGATAATAGTTTTCTAGTGATTCATGTGAGAGGGCCACTAAAAAAAATCTTGTATTCCCTTAAGAGTTAATGAGTTATTATGTGCACAAGACTGACAGGTATAATCTATAGTATGTTCTAAACTTGGCATAGAGTCTACAAAAATAGAAAGCTTTTCTAATTGTTCATTTGTTAACGAATTAATAAAAGTTTCAACTTCAGCCTTTGGCTCATCTTTTAATGAAATGTTATTGTCTTGTGTTTGTACGCTTTCAATGCATGAAGTAATAGTTTCAAATAATAATTCAACCGAAGTTTTATCCTCATTAAATACCGAATCATTTTTCATTAGATCATCATATGTAGGATATTTCATTACAATATTAATATCTTTGGTAATAGGAATAATATTATCTACATGTTTATGGTCAATTTTAATATCATCTAAATTTAGATTTATAGTATGCTCATGCCCACATTCTGTACATTCAGATAAAATTTTGGTTGTTTCACCCACAGATTTACCACGAATTTGTGTAAAGATATAATCTACATCAAAGGTAGATAGCTTTGATGCATTAATATTTGGAGAACAAGATTCGATACACGTTAGTACAGCATTTAAAACCATTTTGGGATCTTTAGATTCAAGTGCAATCAAAAGGTTACGCTGCTCTTTTACTAAAAACGGACGATAGTTAATTGTCTTTTTAGTAGAAGGTACAGTTAAACTGTATGATGGTGCATCATTGTTTAGTTTAGGTAATGCCATTATGCATTTCTCCACACTTCTTTTGCATTCACTCGAATAAATTTCTTATTCGTTTCATTTTTATTAGGATTAGGAACAGTCAACATTACATTTTTACCAGCCATAAACGCTTGCAACTTTGCATAATGCTGTGCATCTGACCCATTCCATTCTCTACGCCTTGCTTTAGCAAGTGGGCATCTATTTTGATGTGTAACACCTTTAGATACTTGCTTAGCTCTCGATCTCTTTTTTCCCATTTCATTTTCCTTATAAAGTTATAATAAATCAACACTACCAAGAGGTGTTGAAAGACTAGCATTTAAGAAGTTTTGTGAAGCTTCTGCGTTATACCAGTTTGTATAAGATAATTGAACAGATAATTCAACTAATCCATCTAATTCGTTATTTAATTCAATTGCTGTCATTGTTGTAGGAAATGCTTCTCGTAACTCTACACTGTAAACACTTCCTCCACCTATGCCTATATTTGCTCTAAGCGGACCAATAGCTTTTGATAAACCTACAAGAGGTTTTCTGAGCTGATGTATAGTAACACTTTTAGCATAATCATTTTTATACTTTAATTCACCCAGTTCTTCACCAACTGTTATAGATCTCCATGCATCAAAATATTTTTTAACACCATAATCATTCATACAATAAAATGTCATACTGACATCATCGACGGCGTATCCATATGCAACCTTTTGAAATTCCATTCCAATACGGCGATCTGATGTCAAAACTTGTTTACCAGGTAATGTCGTGGACTTGCATAACACATTTAGCTCTCTACCTGATACACCACCAAGATCAGGCAATGTAACAAGAAAGTTATTAGGTCGTGCAAAACCAAGTTTTACAGATGCAATAGCTTTTAACTCATCTACGCTTGACATTACATCTTGCTCCTAGAATCTTTATATACTGTAGTCTTTGTTGCGCCTCTAAAGTCTGCCGTTGGTAAGAATGTAGCAATCTCCCATTCAGGCTTATCGACTAATGCAAACCTACTACGAACTTGCTTAAACAAATATCTATGTATCATTGGTGCAACATACTTTGATGGTAAGCTACCTTCACCAAGTAATGCATCAAGTGCCTTTGCTCTAAGAGGTAAAGGTAAATAATGTAAGTTAAGACCATAGAAACCGCCTGCAGCAGGACCGACTGGAATAACTAAAGGAAATGCATCATAGTACGGTAGTGTGTCTTTATGCTTAGCATCATAGAAATACATGTACATATTACCATACGGCTTAGTGATAGGTCTATTACGTAACTCAATAGAATCATCTTGCATTACACCTGTACGACTAACCTTACCCATTTGAGATGCTTTCTTCTGAAACCATCGAATAGATTCTTTAGTCCGCGGCGTAATACCTTTACGGAATGCTTCGATTTCTAACTGCTGAAATAAACTTGCCATACGAGTATTTATATCTTTTTCTTAGACTTTTTACGATACGGCTTCATAGGTTTTAGAGGTTTTAGTTTACCTGGTACAGGTTTAGTTAATAGTTTCATTTCCTGTAGAGTATGCTCTGTCCATATTTGAAACTCCCACCCTCTATCTCTTGCATATTCATTTGCTGCTTCCCACTTATTCATATTCTTTACATAAGTCAAACCTTCATTAATATATTTTTTAGTTCTTCTCTGACCAGTAGGAGGTTTAGTTTCTTTGTCTGGTTTAATTTCTACTAATATAGTTTTTTCTTTCATTACAATTTTAAGATCTACAAAGTAACGATGGTATTTTTTATCAACATCATAGTAATATGGTATTACAACTTCTTCTGAGGACCATCCTTTTACAGCAGGATTTGCATCACACCACTGAAATGCAGCACGTTCCCATAAAGAACGATAAACTACTGCACTTGGATCTCCTAAATACTTCTTAGGATTCTTAACTTGATATCTGCCTGAATATGCCATATTTTGATATAAATAGAAAGAGTTAACTAGTTATATCTATAGGACATAAAATGGAACCTGGATTTCACTCATCAAAAGAAACAATATCGTATCCGATATCTAATAGAGAAGCATATCAATCAAGAATTCGATTTGTTGTTAAAGAAGCCAGTAGTCTCAGAGAAGAATTTAATAGCATTATGAATGCGCCTCAGGCTGTTGCCGATGTCGACGCTCCAGGATTGCAAGCAGAGATCGAGGCTCAGGCCGCCTTAGATAAAGAAAGACAAGCAACAAAATTAGCTCAAGCTGGGCCAACTTATACACAAAGTGAAACCGCACCAGTAATTGCTTTATTTGCTCCAATTTCTATGCAGTTTAATGACGCTGTCGACTATGGTAATACTATTAACTTAGGCGTGCTTGGAGCAGATACCTCTGCGGCTGTAGCTGGTGGAAAAACTCTTGG